TTCTTCTTCTTCTTCGTCCATTTTTTTATCCCTTGTGGTGATTATCTCGCAGGCGCGAGAAACGATATGGTTGGCGCGGGTACCCGCATCAGGATCAGCCGGGACCGGCACAACCGACAATTCAAATGGCTCCCACAACGTCGCGCGATAGACGGGAATCCCGTCGATCATGCGCTCCGTCTTTTCCATCCTGATGACGTCGTAGCCAAAGGACCAATGACGGATAATGCCGTCCTGGATGTCTTTGAAAACACGATCCGCCAGCGGATTGTTTGCGGAAAAACGGACAGTGCATAACGATTCCGTGCGGCTGTCCATCCCGTCTTCGCCGTCCCCTATGGGGAAAACCGGATCGGTTGCGGCGCCGAGGATATTGTCGACGGAGAAACGGTTATGGGAGTCGAGAACTGACAGACCCTTGTCGAAGCGTTCGCGCACGATACAGGCGGGATCGAGGGAAAGTTCCTCGAAATAATACGGATCCTCGCCCCAGCCCATGCGGAGCACCGGGCGCGTGGTCGCCCAGACCACATTGATCGTTCGCGCCTTGACGTCAAGCGTCTCCAGCGAGAGCGGCGCCTCCCGGTAATTGCGGGCTATCATGACCGGCTTTTTCTGTTCGGACGCCAATGCTGTCCCCTGTGAAGAAAATCAACCCCTCGTCATGATGCGCCAGCGGCGCGTGTGAAAATCATGGACGCTTGCAGGGGCTATACACCCATGTTGCCTTTTGATATGCGGAGTGCTAATCATCTCGGGGCGTGAAATCAAGAACTATTTTTGAAAAATAATCCCCGCGTCGGCGGGGATTGGGAAAAAGCATGTGAAATATGGATTGTTTCGCCCCATTTAATTGTTATCCGCGTTGTTGTGGTTGATCAAATCGGGTTGCGTTTGGCCGATGCTGGATACTTTTCGGGGATCGGAGTCGACAATCAGGCCTGCGGCATCGAGCTTGGCGAAATATTCCTTGTTTTGTTCAAGCACATCGTCAGGATCATACCCGTTTTCCCTGATGGATTCGGGCAAGGATTTCATGCCGGAGCGGACCTCGTCCCTGATTTTGGCATATTCGTTCGGATCGGCCACGGGGCGGCGCGGTACGGTCCAGTTTACCATGGCGCTTTTGTGGGGGACGCCAAGCATTTCCGCGCCGTCAAGAAACCAGCCGAAGGTCTTTTGACAAAACATGGGAATAACCATTTGCCATTGCCAGACATCGAGGTTGCCATAGTATTTGATGCGGGCCAGCCGCCCGGAAGACCAGTTCACATTGGAGTAATCGCCTGTCAGGTCTTCATAAGGAAGGCCGAGGCCGGCGGCGATGCCGCGATAGCCAAGCGTCATATAGTCGTTGTATCCGCCAGCCGCCGGCGGAACGGCGAAACGTATTTCCTCGCCGTGCTTGAGATAGGCGACCATCCCGGGCGTGACGTCCGAAAGCATGGGGTCTTCGCGCTCCATTTCGCGTTCGCCTTCGATATTCTGGACAAACATGGCAAAACATGCCGCCACTTTGCGGCGCATCGTTTCGGCGTCGTCGTTTTCGTCCAGCCCGCGCAGGCGCAACAACACCGGCGTCAACGGGGGGATGCCGCGCAGCTGCCCGGCACGTTTGCGCCAATACAAAAGCCCCATGTCGGCGGCGGAGACTTCCGTGGATTCCGTCGTCACGCCGGACAGTCCATAAACCTCGCTGTCGTGGGGATGGGCCTTGAAGACGCGGTAGGCAAGCGGGCGGCCGTATTCATCCGTCTTGATGCCCATGCGGTAATCGCTGCCGAAATATTGGGAGTCGTCGAGATAGTCAGGCTCCAGGAGCTGGATGGCATAGGGAATTTCTCCAGGCTTCCAGTCCTTTCGCACCACGCGACGGAAAAGAACTTCGCCTGTTTCGACCCACGACTGCATGGCGACGGTCTGGAGTCCGGCCATATTTGAAAGCCCCGCCGCATCGCATTGGGTGGACTCCGCCCAGCTTGTCCATAGGCGGGCAAGGCGTTTGTTTTCCTTGATGGCGGGAGTGATGCCTGTACCGATCGTGCCGCTGACAATGACGGACATGGCCGACTCGGCGTAGGGGTTGTTCCTGACCATGTCGCGGCAGCGTTCGCGAAGCGTCCGCATTGCCGGCCGAAGAACGCTGTTTGGTCCGCTCGCACCGGGCGCGCGAATCTTCCGGCTGCGCGGGCCCATGTCCGCCGCCTCGAAATGGCGCGCGCCGGCGTTGAGCCTTTTAGCCTGTTTCAGCTTGTATTTCAGCGTTTCCGTCTCGATTTGCAGTACAAGCCGCTGCCTGACCGCTTCGAGTTTTCTTGTATCGTCTGAAGCCATTTATAGCCCCTTATCGAAAATGGCGCGATGAACGCGGCGTCGGCCGGGACAAAGTGCGTCCTCCACAGCGTCGATCGCTTCCTTGAGTTCCGCGACGCTGCGATACTGGATGCGGCGGCCATTGTGCTGGATTGACAGTTCGCCGGAGGCAAGGGCCTCGCGCAACGCCTGCAAGTGGTCTTCGGTATAACCCATGAGCAATGCCTTTCAAAAAATGTTACCAGTAGGAGGAACGGGCGCGACGGGCAGGGCGTTCCCGTCTCTCCCGTTCCGTGTGCGCCTCGGAACGGCTCCGCAATGGCCGCCGCGATTTATTCGCGATGGAAACGGTCGGAACGTCGTCTCGCAGCATGGTGTCGACGCCGCAGAGGTAGGCCATCGCCCGGTTATATACGCGGCAGTCAAGCGCTTCGTTCCTGCGTCCGCTCGGCAAATGCCATTCCTCCGAAGTCATTCCGTTCTTTTTATGAACCCGCAACAGCTCCTCCGAAGTGAGCATGCGAAAATAGTGTTCGTCGAGGAACTCGCCGAAATGACAAAAACCAGTCCTGGGAATCGGGTCGCTTTCCGTCGGGACAGGGAGGCGGTACCAGCTATAGAGTTCGCGCTTGATATGGCTGACGCCGACAAGCCACAGGCGTGCGCCATGCTTCTTGCGCTTGCCGGAACTGCGGACATCCATCGATCGCGGCGGACGGATAATCTGCGCCTGCCGGTGGTCTCCCTTGATCGCAATGGCGCGCGGGCCGCCGTATTTTCGGCACCAGTTCACGACTTGCTGGGTGTAAAAACTCGCGTCCACGCCGAGTTTGGTCACCGGATGCGATACGCCGGTTTCGCTTTCAAACTGTTCATTGAGCAACTCATGCAGTGCAGTCCACGCCGGGCTTTTGTCGATGTCCGCCGTGTCGCCCTCGAAAATGTGATAATCCAGCGTCCAGCTTTCCAGCCCCGGCCCCCACGCGACGACCTCCGCTTCAATGCGGTCCTTCTGGACGTCGGCGCCGATGGTGACATACCTGGCCGCCGCCGGCACCAACCGCGCCGGGTACGACTCGCGCCGGGAATAAAGGTTGTTCCAGTCGGGCGATTCCGTCGCCTCTTTCCACACTTCGCCCAGCCAGGTGTTGATGAAAGTCTTGAGAAAGCGGGCGCCCTTCTTTTGCGCCGCCACGAAAGCCTCGGCGATATGGCCCCATGTCGCATTGGGCGCATAGGAATACGCCGCCCAAATATGAAAGCTCGCATGCCCCTTGAACGGCTTGCCGGCGATCCATTCGCCGCGATCCACCATCCAGATTTTCTTGTCATGGACGATTTTGTCTTTGCAGCCGGGACACTCGAAATACGCTTCACCGGGCCGGTTGTCCGGCCATTTCATATTGGAAAATTCAAATGGGTGCATCAGTCCGCAGGACGGGCAGGGGACATGATAGCGGCGCTGGTCTCCGTCCTCATACAAGAGTGCTATGCCCTTGTCGCTTGTGGGCGTCGAGCCGCAAATAATGTGCCGGTTCCAAAATGTTTCGGTTCGCTTTATGCCAAGGCTGATCGGATCGCCTTCGGTCCCGGCTTCCGGTGGATAGCCGTCGATCTCGTCGAAAATGAGGATCCGGATACTGACCTTGCGGAAACCTGTCGGTGAATTCGCGCCGATGATGCGCAGTGTTCCGCCAGGGAATACCTTGAAGGACAATGTGCTGCGACCGCGATTTTTGGCCACGGTGTTGATTAGCTTCGCCAGGGAGTCGACATCGCGAACCATGCATTCGAAATCGTTCTTGCTGTAGTCTTCCGCCATGTCGATCGTCGGCTGGACCATCATGACGGGACACGGGTCATGATCGATGTGGTAGCCAATAAGGTTGCCGATCATGGTCGTATAGCCGACGCGCGCCGACTTCATTATGGAGACGCGTTCCGTCTTCGGGTCGGTCATCGCATCCATAATGCCGATTTGGAAGGGGTACGGGCGGAAGCGGCCTGGCTCGGCGTTGCCGTCGGCGGAGATGTAGGCGTTTTCTATCGACCACTCGGAAAGCGATTTGCGGTTTGGCCAACGCAAGACATGCAGGCTGTCGGCGAAAAAATCATGGACGACAAACGGGTAGGAATCGTAACTGACTGCCGAACTCATTTTTCCGGACTCCACCGTGACAAGTCATCGAGGATGATTCGTATTTCCTCGGTCAGGTTGTCGCGGCCATCCGGGGATAAACCGGGATGACGCGACAAGACCCGCGCGGGCAAACCTGAAAACGCCTGACTGGCGGCGCGCAAGAATTGCGTAAATGCGGCGACCATCTTGTCCTTTGGCAGCAGGGTTTTGCGCAGCTCCGCCAGCTTCAACATTTCCTGCGCGGCGATCGCCTCCTCCTTGTCGGCGCGGGCCTTGTTGTAGCGGTCGAGGTTCGAGTCGCCATTGTTGGGGGCAACCGTGTTGTCCGGCGCCGGGGCAATGCCGGGCTGTCCGGTTGAAGCACGGGGCGCGGTATTGGAACGCCACTGCCGGCGAGTCGGTTCAAGATCGTATAGTGGATTGCCCTTCTTGTCGTGTTCCGCAGGAGTGATGCGGCCTTCTTTGAAGGCACGAGTGACAGCAGAGGGAACGACACCCAGGGCCTTGGCAAGTTTTCGGGTTCCCAAAAGTTCGTTCATTACGATCCTCTAACAAGCGAACACTTTTCAACGTGGTAAATACATCTCATGTGATATCAATACTTTGCAACGTGTTCACTTGATCAAAACCCCATAGCCAGCCAAGGCCCGAGACTCGGGGCACCCGCATGTCTCATTTTGAGACAAAGAACCTAAGTCCACCGGGGGTATGG